CGGCGGAATCAACATTGTGTTCAAAACCGTCTACCAAATCTTTAGCCTGTTGAATCAGCGGATCAAGACCAGCAGGCGCTACAAATGCGGCTAAAATTGTGGTTTCTTCTATTTCTATTAAATCGTTCATGCGACAACTCCGTTTTTAGTGGTTTTATTTAAATTCTTATCCGCCTCAGCAATCCGGCCCTCGGTATAAGCGGTCGCAATTAAATTAATCAGCCACTTTTCGTGCTCCTTGTCCAATTCTGCCGACGCGACGAATATGGCTATTTGGTCATCACTCATTCACCCTCTCCATTTACTCGTTCAAGAATGGTTACAGTGTATTTCAGCAGCATAATGTCGAGCATGGCGCGTTGCAGCTCGGTCAGGTTAGCGTTTCTGCCGTAGTAATTAATCATGTTCACGGGATTGGCGTCGATCAAATCGCATTCCGCTAGGCCGTTGGTTATGTCAATGTCCCAGAATGTCTCGTTGTCGAGCATGTGATCGAATCTCCAGCCAGCATTGCCGTATGATTTAACCTCCCATTCTCGGTAAAAGAATTCCCCGGAATCGTTTGCACACTCGTCATCGTCAACCATCATGCCGCTCAGCAGCTTCCAGGCTAGGTCAGAAGCGCCCAAAAGGTTTTGGTCAGCTAATGCCATAACCGTCAACTCATGCAGCTCCCAAATGAGCCAAATATCCTCTTCGTTCAATTGATCCTCGGCATCGGTCATAAACATGTGAGTGTCATCATCTTGCGGATCATGGCCGTATTGCTCCATGCCGTTCAGAATTGCCCGATCTTCTATATCTGTTTTGCTTATGTACATTCTATTGCTCCATTGATTCGGGTTCTGTGTTAATGACTAAAGGCGCTTAGATGAAACCTTCCGGAAGCCCTTTGTGGCGTGATATGGCAGGGTCTTTTTGTGAGGGTAGGTTCTTGCAACTTGCTCCCAAACACTAACCACGTAGCCTTGATATTTAGTTTTGGTAATTGCCTGCTCGATCCGGACGTAGCTTGCCAAATAATGACAAAATGGATTTTTTCGGTTGCCTAAAGTTTTTTTACCGTTGTGCCGCATTGATGGTGGCATAAACACTGTTTTGTTTTTTCGCCTTGGTGTTACAGGTACGGTCTTAGATGAATTTTTCCCGTAAATCATTTTGTCTCTCCAGTTGATGTGTTAATTATTCTAATCCAATGGCCGCCATTAGCAAGCGGTAATTGCAATTAATTTGCAAGGGCGTGTATCTGCTTATCTAGGGATTCAGTATCAAGATTGTTCTTAGCCAACATCTCGCGCATCTTCCGAAGCCCGGCTATTTTCTGCTCTGGCCGTTCCTGCTCATTGGTGGTATCGCGAACATTGCCCTTAACGCCTTTGTCAACGGGGCATTCCCACATTTCAGATACTAGGTAAGGGTGGGGACCTCTCATAAACGTGCGCTTACCCTTCTCTGAGATCGCCTGCCAGTCTTCGTAATGCTTCACCCTGTCAATGGTGTCTTGATAGATAACGCGCTGCTCGCCAATGTTAAACCTAACAAACATCTTTTCGCATTTGCTTTTCTTATCCATGCGCGGACAATATTTTGAGTAGAGTTCCCACCAACAAACGAAAGGGGTTTTGTCGGGCACTGGATCAACTCCCGAACATGTCAAACTGTTTCAATTCTGCCTGCTTCATGTTTCGGCATGCCAGATCAAAGTAGCTGGTTTTTAATTCTACCCCTATCGCGTACCTATCCAGTTTTACGGCCATGTATGCCTCTGATCCAATGCCAAGAAATGGCGTCCAAACTACATCGCCAGGCACAGACCAAAGCTGTAAGCATCGTTCGATAACATCTAATTGAAGCGGGCAAATATGGCGCTCATCATCTGATGCTCTTCCCTCTCGAAAATTAAGCGTATCTGTTTGCCGAATATCATCCCAAATAGGAGAAGCATATTTCTGCCAAACGTCGATGCTGGTATTTTGTGGCGATGGCATCCAGAAAGATGAGCCGTCATGGCGCTCGTGTTTTTTAAATCCCAATGGCGGATTGTCGCCAACGTAGTATTTAAATTCTCCCGCGACTGGCTTTGTGTTTTCGCCAGGCTTTCGCATCGTGACAACGTAATCAGCCAAGCCCATGCGTGACATTGCGGAGTCTTTTTTAACAGTCTTATGCAGCAATCCGAGCGCCTTGGTCCGGGTCATGGCGACTACTGGGCATTTCCAAATGCACACCTCGGAATGATAGATAAACCCAGCCTTCTGGTACTCGCGGATAATATCGCCTCTGAAATCACGGATGCCTATAAACCCGTCATTCTGTTTCGATGTTGGCAAATTCATGCAGTGGATAGCGATGTTTCTGCCTGGCTTCATTACTCTGAATTGCTCCTTGATCAAAAATCGGTAGTGGTCCCAAAATTCCTCGTCATCTTTCACATTGCCCATATCTCGGTCTGAATTAGAATAGGTATATAGGCTCGCGAATGGCGGCGAAAAAACAGAAAAATCAACCGAGTCATCGGGCAGAATCTTAGCGACTTCAACCGTATCGGCGTTGTATATCGTGTAGCTGTTTCCTGAAACCTGATCTATTGTCTGCATTTCTACTTCCTCATAAACATTGGGAGTTCAAATTCAATCGTCGGCGCGTATTCTGTTTTTTCTAATGTCGCGCCCTTTATTTCTGCCACTGTATAATCTCGCATTAGGTCGGCCATCTCTTTTGCGACCTGATCGTGTTGGCGCTGTTTCCGTTTAATGTTATCCAGAACCGCGCCTTCCTTATCGGATATCACAATATGAACATCGACCTGCTCTGTCTGACCAAACCGCCAACACCTTCTGATTGCCTGGTAGAATGATTCAAATGAGTCAGATAGACCTACAAATACCATTTTATTGCAGTGCTGCCAGTTCAAGCCAAAGCCTGCAATTTTCGGCTTTGTCGTAATCTTTTTTATATCACCGGTGCTGAAACCTACAATGGATTTTTCTTTTTTATCCATATCCATCGATCCGGTTATTTCGCAGCTATCAGATAGCGAACTAATCAAAACGGACTCATCGTTGAGGTTGCACCATGCTATACCGCAATCCCAATCTTTCATCACCTCGCACGCGACTCGGCATCGCTCATCGACTGAATTCCTACGGGCTTTATTCCTGTCCTGTAGCCCTTCGGCTATTTGAACAAACAGATCCCCCTCATCGGCTTCTGTTTCAACAACATGCTCGTGAAATACGAGAGGGGGCAGCGCGTACTGCTCGTGGGGATAGCCCAGGTCGCCAGGGTCTCGAATGACAACAGCCCAGGTACTAAGCCATTCCCAGAAGCGTTTGCGCCCATGACCCTTTAAACGCCATTTGGCCGTATCTTCGCTATCGTGGATAAAATAGGTGGCCAGCATTTCAATTTGAGACATGACGCCAAGAAATTCAGACTGAGTGCCTAATTCCATAAAATCGTTAGGCGATGGCGTTGCGGTGCAACTGAGCCGGTAGGGAATCTTTTTTGCAAATTCAGTGATCTGCTTTCTCACCTTGCCATTCATGCCCTTCAATATCGAAGATTCATCCAGCACAATCCCAGAATAATTTGAGTAGTCGAAATGGCCTAGCATCTCGTAGTTGGCAACGTGGATACTGCCTGACTCCAATGGCGCTCTAATGTATTCAGCTTCTATGCCGAATTTAAAACCTTCTCTGACGGTTTGTTGAGCTACGCACAAAGGAGCCAATACAAGCACTTTTCCGCCTGTGTGTTTGACTACCTGGTCAGCCCATGACAGTTGCATTGCTGTTTTACCTAATCCGGTATCGGCAAAAATAGCTGACCTACCTCTACGGCAGGCCCAGCCTACAATGTCTTTTTGAAAGTCAAACAAGTCAACAGGTAACTCGGATGGATCAAATCCCGCGTCAATATGCTCGTATTCTTTTTGTTTTAAAAACTCGCTGTAGTCCATAACACTCCTTAAATTTAAGACAAAACCCTTTTACACCGCTTTTCTGCGATGAGTTTAGAATTATGACGGCTCAAATTTGCACACTACGAATAGCGAGTCTTGGTCAACTGATAATTTCCTATCAGTATCGGCGGAGGCTGTAGAGGGTCAACTACGCAAACTCGGTTTCTTTTTTCCGAGTGCTATCCGCCTGCAAATCTAAGCGGCTGGATAGTTGAAAGTAAGGAAAGTGTTGTTTAAACTGATACCAAATCGGCAAGGTTGAACAGTAATCCTATCTTACTTTCAACTGGTGTTTCTGCACCAGCCGATGTTCTAATACTAAACCCGCTTAGATGTAAAAGTCTAGCGGGTTTTTTATTGGGCTAAGGTTCATCACTCCCTTTATCCTCAGCACGCCAAACAATTTTCTCAGCCTTCAATTTAACGGCCAACACCGTATCGGTCGCGGCATCGTATTCAATGTAATGCTTACCGCCGAGATTCCAGTTGTAAATACTGCGCTGGTCTTTGCCGATAATGCTCGCCAGCTTCTTTACTCGTTCAAACCTGTACGCGGTCCGATCCTTGTTCTTTTCAAACTTGGAATTGCCGAGATTCAGGTAGCGATCTAGTCTAATTGTGGTCACGTTTACGCCTTTTATGATTTACGTTAATCTTACAACATGGAAATATAAATGCAACAAAAGGTTGCATTTGGTTGTGATTGTGATAATTTAGAGTCTGTAATTAGGGGCAAGCATGACAAAGATACTCATTCAGAAACAGTCAGATGCGTTTTACCCAATGGATGACGCGGCACTGGAAAGCACCAAGGCCATTAC